CTCTTAATTATAGACAGGTCTATTTGAACCTTACATTTAGTGCAAGTGCTCTAAAGTTCACGATGGGATTTGCAAACGTAATAAACAATTCGTTTATTGATTGCGGTTCTAACTGCAGGCTGTATGCCGACGTAGCTGTCTATTATCAAAACACAGAGACGCACGAGTGCGCAGGTGGAGTAAAAAACTGGGACTGGATAGTCGGAAAATCATACACAAACGTGATAAATGATCGTGCAGGATGCAGATCGGATCAGTATTCCGAAACAGGCACAATCACAATTGACAGCGTTCAGTACATATAAATTCCGTGCAATATGAAACTATGCGAGCCAGACGGCAATGGAATCTGTTCGCTGTGTGGAATACCATACGCAGACAGCAAATATGCTAGGGAGTGCCGTACGCTTGTCTATTGGCTTGAGCAGCAGCTGGAAAATAAACAGCAAGCTGTGGATGTTGCTGCAGTAGAAGTCTCTCTGCCGTTAGGGCATGGCCCTGGCGCAGAGCTTAAAAAGCTACTGGCTGGCTGGCCGTTTCGGTTTGTCGCTGGTGATGATTGCAAGTGCAACCAGCGTGCTCGCTACATGGATCAAATGGGGTGCGACTGGGTCGAGGCAAACATTGAAGAGTGCGTTGGCTATCTGCGCGAATCGGCTGCAGATCGCGGCCTGCCGTTCCTAGACGCTGCTGGCCGCCTGCTCATCCGCCGTGCCATCAGCAACGCCCGCAAGGCATCCGCTTGACAGTCCTGCCACGCTGGCGGCATGGGACGCGCCAAAGCACAGCCGAAGACAGAGGCAGTGATCCTGCCGCCTGATTTGGATGACGAAGACGAGCAGGCAGGCGGCGGCATCCCAGACGATGACGGGTGGATACACCTTGAACGGAAGGAGCCAGCCGATGCGGAAGAAAAGCCAGAGCGGAAGCCTCGTCGCCGCCGTGATTGAATCGCTGCCGTCACGAGTGCACGGCAACGCTCCTTGGTACGAGCGCGTCTCGCCAGAGCACCAGGCCGAGCTCGAGGAGCTCAAGGCCGCGTGGAAGTCAGGCAATCTCAAGGTGCCTAGGAACACTGCGGCACGCTTCATCGCGGCCCAGCTGCGTGAGCGTGGGATCTCAACCGTTGGCACTCAAGGAGTCTGCGAATGGCTCGGAAAAGCCTGACAGCCGAGGTGGCCGATCAAGTCGCAGCCGCTTGCATCTCCCAGGCTGCTGGCGTGAGGGCCGACGCGGAGCAAGTCACGCAGTCCAAGTCAGGCGACGTGCTTGAAGCTCGCTCAACATCAAGGCGAATCAAGACTGTCGAGGATCTGCTGCGGCACATTGAGGCTGACATGAGCCGCTTTGAAATCGCGGCCAGCGAGGCCACAAAGTGGGAGTGCGGAAACGGCGAAGGCGGCAGCATTGAACTGCATCGCGTGTTTGTCAGGCTCAAGCCGAAAGGCGGGCCGACCACCCGCGAGATCGTGCAGGCGATGATTGACGCTGCCCGCAAGGACATTCGAAAGCCTTTGACCAAGTCTGTCAAAGCAGCGAAACGTGACGCACCGTGGCAGGTGCTCGTCGTTGCCGATCCACACTTCGGGAAGTACGCATGGGGCAAGACGACCGGCGGCGATGACTACGACCTCGACATCGCGGCCCGCCTGGTGGGTGATACTGGAACGCAGCTGCTGGCCACCGGAAACGGTCACAATCCGGGCAGACGCACGATCGCATTCGTTGGCGACTTGTTCCACTACGATCGACCGGACGGCAGTACCACAAGTGGTACACCGCTAGAGCGTGACGGCAGGCTGCAGAAGATGATCGCGGTCGGATGCGACTCGCTGCTGTCAATCGTCCAGCAATCCGCCGAGACAGTGCCGACCGACGTGGTGATTGTCAACGGCAACCACGACGAGGTGCTGTCGTGGACGTTCCAGCGGATTATGCAGGAGCGTTTTCGCGGCTCAAAGTCCGTGTCGGTCAAGCCAGACTTTACGGGGAGGCAGTACCTCACGCATGGGCGGAACCTCCTCGGCTTTGCTCACGGCCACAGAGCAAAACGAAAGCTGCCGCAGATCATGGCGCTGGAGGCGTCAAGCCAGTGGAGCGAGTGTCCGTATCGCGAGTGGCACACAGGACACTTCCACTCGCAGGCTGCTGAGTGGCAGCGACCGATTGAGACGCTTGACGGCGTGATTGTCAGGACCGCACCGGCTCTCTGTCCGCCAGACGACTGGCACAGCGTCAACGGATTCATCGGCTCTCGGCAAGCGATGGAGACGTTTCTCTACGACCCGGCTGGCGGCCTGTCGTCAATGCACGTCGCAGGCGTGAAAGCTTGACGTATGTCATACGACCTATCTGACGACTATCTCGCCGACGCACGCCAGCGAGCGTACCGCTACCAGGGCCAGTGGGCCGGCACGGCAGGCTCCCTCGCGGCAGACGTGGCACGACTTCTTCTTGAAAGGAAACGCATGCAAGGCACGATCACGGACCTCGAGCACACCAACTCGCAGCTGCGTTCAGCAGTGGAGGACAGGCTGTCCGGCGGATGCTGCGACGGTGGCAAGTGCCAGCCAACGGACTACGCCTCGGATCGCTGGAAGGTGAAGGCTCAGGCCAGTGCCGAAGCCTACGCCGAGAGGCTCACGGGCGACAGCCTGCTGACGGCTTCCGACATCCGGCCCGGCTCGCGTGAGTTTCTAGACGTGCTCGACGAGCTCAAGCAGCTGCACCTACGAAAGACGATGGACTACGGCGTAGACGAGGACGCACTTTCCAACATCCGCAGCAGCGCCGATGTCGTGAACATGCCAGCCTGGGCGGGCTGCATCCTGCGGATCTCAGACAAGATGCACCGGCTGAAGGCGTTCTTTCGCCGAGGCCGTTGCGAGTTCGACGGAGTGGAGGACACGCTCAAGGACATCGCCTGTTATGCGGCGATTGCCCTAGTGCTGCACCGTGAAGAGCTTGGGGACTGAGCCGGAGCGGCAGGAGCGGCGCGCGGTGTTTCTCCCTTTCCACCGCGCGCCCCTGCCGTCTCACGCCGCCGGGTTTTCCGGCTCGTCCAGGTCAAGCGGCGGCAGTAGGTCAGCCGCAGACGGCCCTCCATTGACAATGTCTGGATCAAGGTAGCTACGCTTGGTCGTGGCAGGCCGGTCGTGATCAAGCAGGGCCGTAGCCGACCCTCCAGCCGCCTCAAAATAACTCGCTGAAGCTTTACGAAAGCCGTGGAAGCCTCGGTACTGCACCCCCGCCTGGTTGCACAGGTTGTGGAGGCTCGTCCAGATTGATTGCATCTGTCGATCCCAAGGCCACACAAGGTCGTTGTCGCCACGACGGTAGATGCGAAGCATCTCGGCCAGTTGCGGCGTGATCGCTCTCTGGATGTCGCGGGTGTGGCCTTTTCGGTTCTGTCCCAAGAAGACGATCGTCCGCCGGTCTAGGTCTACCTCGCCCCACCTGAGTGCGAGAATCGCACCTAGACGCTCTGCCGTCGTCCAAGCCGTCATGCAGATGGTCATCCACCACCAGGGCGCAGGGAGGCCGCCAACGCGGCCGTATCGCCTCTTGGCTCGCCGGACGATCTTCTCAATGTCCGAGTGGCTGTATGCCCTTGGGATGCGTTCCACGGCCCTCATGCGGGCAAGTGCTGGGAACTCAACCATCTTGCCTTCCGTGGCCGTCATTCGCTTCTTGGCACAGAACGACCAGAGCGCTGACAGCTGGGTGCGATCTTTCAGCACGCTATTGGCCGCCGGCAGCCGCCCGTTTCTCGGGGTCTTTGCCCGCCATCTAAGGAACCTGCTGACGACCAGGTCGTCGAGGTCGGCCAATTCCGGCTCGTGGCCAAGGAACTCAGCAAAGCGGTCAAGCGTGTGGCCGTAGAGCTCAATCGTGCGATCCGTCAGATCGTGGAGGGGTGCGTATCTGTCGAGGAAAATTTCTCTGAGTCTCATCGTTCAACCCTTGGTATGATGTGGCATCCTTGCCAAAGGCCGCCGCTGTCCAAGCGGTCGGCTCCATGCCGGATGAGTGCGAGTGTACATAGGTATACAAGAACAAGTCGCCCATGCCCTCCGCTCATAGTTTTGTCCGGCTACTGTCAGGCTACGCAGTCTAGGAAGGCTGCGCCTAGGCCAGAATCCGCCACTGTCTTTGCGCGGAAAGCGGACCAAGGTTGGCCGCGAAGGTTGGTCTAACTGGCGGTAGCTGGTAGTATCTCAAGGATGGTAAGCATGACCCCGCAAAAGATTGAAGGCGGCGAGTATCTGACAGTCCGCGAGGCTGTCGATCTGATGGGCTGCACTGAAGGCTGGGTCCGCATGCTGCTCGGCACCGGCAAACTGCAGGGCCGGCGGTTCGGCGAGCGTGTTTGGTTGATCCCGATCGAAGCGGCCCGCGAGGCTCGAGATAACCTGAGCACCAGGTCGGCTGGCAAGAACCACCTGGCCAAGCGGCCAGCGGCCAAGCGGAAGAAATCCGCCAAGAAGAAAAAGAAGTAGCGTTTCCACGCTGGAAACGTCGTCCAAAAATCTTTTTCTGAAGCCTTGACAGCCTAACTAACGATACCCTACAGTGTCGCTCGCACGTCAGGAATCTCTTGCCAAGGATGGCCCGATGAAACGTCACCTCGACCGAATCATCCACTCGCTCGTCATGATCCGCCTCGGGCAGGAACTTGGCACCGACTCTGAGATTGCTCAGACGCTGGCCAGCTGCATCGATTTTCTTGCGGCCACTCTTGCAAAGCTTTTAGCCTGACCAACTAACGCTAGCAATTACAAAAGGACGGGACTGCGAACTCTGTACAGTAGCTTGACGAGGCAGTGAACGCGCGTACACTGCGCCACCAACACGAAGGAGAGAACCACATGGCCCACGACAACGAATACGCCGGTGCAATCGCCGGAATGACTGAGACCTACGGCACACGCCGAGCAGCTGACACGTACGCCGTTGGCGACTACGTGAGCTTCCGGCTCAACGGCTGGTCTCCTCGGTCGTACGAGGATGGCCGAGTCACAGACCACCACAACGGCAAGCTGCTGGTGGAGACCGCCGGAGACATCGTCGAGGTCGACCCGAGACCGGGGCCAGATGGAAACGTCCTCCCTTTTTGAACGCCTAGCACGTGGGAAACGCAAAATACCCCTAGGGGGGGGGGGGCGTTCGGGCGAGGGGATTGAACGGTAGTGGACAGCTGAATATCAAACTCCCCCAGTCAGTGGTCACTCGCAGTGACTACGTCAGGGTGAGGGAGTCAATACGCAGAAAGGACCGCAGGCCAGAGGATCTAGCCAGCGGAAGGAGCCGGTGGAACCGGAGCAGCAGGGACGCACTTGACCACCCGGTGAGCATGACGCAGAGCCGGGCATTCCAGATTCCAGAAACAGGAAAGGACGCAGCAATGAGCACGGAAATCAGCACAGCACGGGCCAGCACAGGGCTGGCACTTCAATCATTCGACGACGCTTTTCGGTTCAGCAAGATGGTGGCTGGCAGCGAGTTTGCCCCGAAGGATTTCAAGGGAAAGCCAGAGTCGTGCATGCTGGCGATCCAGCACGGCAGCGAAGTCGGGCTCTCGCCCATGCAGAGCCTGCAGTCGATCGCTGTCATCAACGGCAGGCCGACGATCTGGGGAGACGCCGCTCTCGCCCTGGTGCAAAGCAGCCCGGTCTGCGAGTACGTCAAGGAATACACCGAGGGGCAGGGCGACAACCTGACCGCCGTCTGCGAGTGCAAGCGACGCGGCTACCCGGCACCTACCGTCAGCCGGTTCAGCATGGCGGACGCCAAGCGGGCCGGACTCGCCGGCAAGGCTGGGCCGTGGAGTCAGTACCCGGAACGCATGCTCGCCCTGCGTGCTCGAGGCTTTGCCCTGCGTAACGCATTCGCTGACGCTCTGCGGGGCTTGATCACAGCCGAGGAGGCGCAGGACTACCCGACGCCGATCGTGGCAGAGACGCCACGCCAGCCCGTCGAGGTGCGTCCAAAGTTTGACGACGCCAAGCCAGCCGGCGGCGTGATCAAGATGAAGACGCCGCAGCCGATGGCTCCCGAGTTCACTCCAGTGCAGAAGGCCCGGCTGGCAGTCAGTCGAGCCGAGACGCTGGAACGGTGCGACGCACTGCGGCGGACGACGGCTGACCGCCTGGCGGACGGCACGTTCACGCAGGCCGAGCACGACGAGATTGTCGGACTCCTGGTTGGCAGGGCCGAGATGCTGATCGGCAACGAGAGCGAGGTGACAGCATGACCAAGCTGTACAAGTCAAGCGTTGGCGATCATCACTTCACGAAGGAAGGCATCGGCTACTTCGTTCAGCACGGCGATCCGCACACGGTAGGCGGCGAGCCGATGGTCAGGCTGTCCGGCGGAGTGCTCGTTCCTGCGAATGGATGGCACGCGGACTTTGCTGATGCCGTCATTGAGGCTGCGCAGCGGATTGAGTCTCTCGGTCATCGTCTGATTGCCCAGGCGGACAGGCTGCGAGTTGAGGCTGCAGCTTCAAAAGAGAAGGTGCCAGCATGAGAGAACGCATCAACGAGGGAGGCCCGCCTAGCACGTTTGAGTGGCAGCAGCACGAGGCACGCTTGGACGACTTGTCGCCGCAGCGGCTGCGAAATGTTGCGAAGCCGAAAGGCACTCCCAAGCCGCTGCCGGACGCCACGCCAGAGCAGATTGTTGGCACGGCAAAAAAGCTTCACAAGGCGTTGATGCTGTGCGTTGAGGCTTTGGACCGAGAGGCGTGGGACGGACGCTGGGGCAACCGACTGATGCAGGCTCACACGTACGGACACGCCGTGCTTGAGGCGGCAGCAAAGTGGACACAACCAGAGGAACACAGCGGCACGCCATTGCCGCAGGACGCTGCGATCATCAGCGCCGTTGGCCGCCAAGCGGAAGGTGGCGAGTAACCACCGCAGCTGCGGCGTGTGCTTTCTCCACACGTGACGCAGTCGCGCCCGGCGTAACCGGGCAAATACACACGAAATGATGCGTGATGGCAGCAAAGCAGCCAGTACCAATCGATCGCGTCAAGCAGCTGCTTGACCAGGGCGCGAAACAAAGCGTCATCGTCCAGCGGCTAAGAGTCTCAAAGTCCGTCGTGAGTTGCATCGCCCACGGCACCTATCTGCAACCACGAAAGGAAGCGTGATGGCACTCAGGACGACACAAGACGCAATGGAGGCGCTGCCGCTCTTTGCGGCTGCACGGCGCAGCGATCCGGCAACGTCACACGAGGCGGCAAAGACGGCACCTGTCAGCGAGCACCAGCGGCTGATCATGGACGCACTTGCTCAAGGCCCGGCTGGGGCAAGCGGAATCGGTGCTCGATGTGGACTGCTGCCGCACCAGGTCAACAAGCGACTCACGGAGCTTGCACGCACTGGCAGGATCGTGGAGACGGGACGAGTGGTGACGAGTGCGAGTGGTAGGGGCGAACGAGAGTGGAGGTGTGCGTAATGGACTCGATTGCTGACGACGCCGACATCTTAGACAAGCTGGAGTCGCTCGCTGACGGCGACAGAGCCAGGCAACGAACCAACCCTTTTGCCGTTGCGTCGCAGTCCGGCGAGTTAGTCACTGCGGACGAAGTCCGCGTTGCGGGGCGCGATCAATACGCAGCCGGATTCCGGTGTCCGAAATGCAAAGGGGCAATGAGGCACTACGTGGGAAAGAATGGCACGCCATTTTTTGCACACGCATCATCAAGGGGGAATTGCCCGACCGGG